GCATATTCAGATATACCGCTGACTGTGTTTATGTCGTTTTCAATGATATTTGAATAGTTGTAAATCTCTGGACTTACGGGGACTTGAGGCATTGGAACAACAACGTCCTGAAGCGGCTTGTTTTCGTCCACAACGGGGACCAGCCGACCATCCTCATCGGATTCGAGGGCTTCTCTGCCTTCAGGACCGAAAGAGCGTTCATGGTAGAGATATTTTCTCGCATACCGTTTTCTGTCGTTCATAAGTTGCGAACGAGTTTTATCTAACTCAAGTTGCAACGACTCGATTGATTCTAAATCACCGATTGGATAGAAACGGTCGGGAACGTCGTAATTGCGAAGCATTACGAACGGCTGTCCATACGGATAAGGCATGGCGAGAGGGTCAATAAGAAACTCAGAAGAGTTCTCCGCATACACCGCTAACGTATTAGCGGAAATATCGTAGTACTCCCAGATAGTTACTTGATCACCTAAGAATTGGTTCCGATTATCTTCATAGTCGTAACCATCAACACTGCTGTATCCACCATCTGACGAAAGACGTTTCCTCGCAGAAGGTTTATACCTTGGATCTGCTTGAGCTTCTTCTAATGGACGCACAATTCTTTGTGCGATCCATTTAGCGTCTTCCATGCAGGTAGCTGCTGGGTCAACAAACACATCAAAAGGCGAAATTCGTTCCACAAACGGTTGGTCTTCAACGACACGCATAATGGTTGAAGGAACGTTTGCCATGAGGTCTTCATCGGTTGGCAAATCACCTGCTAAATCAGGCGATTGCATCGCAAATTGATCTACTTCATCAATAGCTTGCGAAATTAAATCATCACGTTCAGCTTCAGTAACTGATTGTTCTTGTTCAACAAACTTCCAACCAACCTTTACCCAGCCATGACCAAAGATAAGAAAATCTTTGACCGCAGTACGGAAAGGAGTGCGGAAATCGTGATGTTTCCAAAGATAGTTAGCTACAGCTTCAACGAACGCTGCACGATCATTGTTTTCTGGGTTTGTAGCTTGAACAACAATCTTTGGGTAATTAACTGCAACACTTGGCGCTATCACGTTAATAGTGCTAAATGCCAAGTTGACAGCAATTAAGTCATGTTTAGTTGAAGTAGTAGACGGCCAGTGCTTCCCACGGTACAAATCGGAAAGCCTTCGCCAAGTAGCTTCAAAGTTTTCTTGATCTCGCCAACGGCGACATTTATCAATTTTCTCAATATAGTCTTCAAGCATTTCTTGACGAGTTTTACGAGCCATTTCTAAAACTGTGCTTTCTCTGGCAGCTTTTCTATATTGCGACCTGAAGCTTTAGCCTCAGCAAATACTTTGGCTTCACGTTCACGTTTAGTTAAACCCTGCTCGTCACGGGGAAGGCTCGATTGAAAGCCTTGCCCCGTGGAAACAGTAATTGACTTTAAGCGCAAATGACGTTCGTAAAGCTCTTGCAATTCGTCCAAAGGAACGCTTTGACGGCGTTTCAGAACGTATGCTGTGAACTCTTCAAATGTCGCACCGTCAGGTATGACGGCCATTTTCAGCCAGCGTCGTGACCACGAAGGTCAGGCTGATGACCTGGTTCTACACTGCCAGTTATTCCATGCTGGTTTTCTGGTGTGTCACGAACGCCTGTCTCACCGTAACCGCCAGTTTGATTGGCGTATTTGCCAGCACTCATGCGCTGGTCAGGTGATTGAGGTCCACCTGGACTCCAAATGGGGTTAGCTGAAACACTGGAACCACGTTCCATTTTAGCGTTCTTGCCTTTTGCCCCATCTACAGTTTGGGTCCCGCTAGTGTGCGAAACAAATTTAGCCATTACAGCCCTTCCTTGTAGAACATGCTCTATAGGGTATTTACCGTGTCCCACGAACTGTATACGAACCTATGTTGTATGGCGAGGATTCCTCAGAAACATTGCCTAAACGGGCAAACCAATCCACGGTCCAGTAATCGTCTACTTCAGGTGCGTATTCAGGTTCATAAGCGTATTTACGCATTTGGTTAGCTAAAGCTAAAGCCATTACACGGTCGTCGTAGGGGGAACCTGACATAGATCCTCGGTCGTTTCGCACATAAGTGCGTAACTCCCCGACAGTGTTTCGATCATTTATTTGAAGTTCGTCGTTTCGTAAAGCAGAACTTAAATCATCGATCATTAAAGGTTTGGAAGTACGGGTGGTTTTCCAGCCGTACTCTTGACTGATTCTGTTGTTGACGTTGTTTAATTGACGTTTTCTAAAAAGGTTTGGGTAACCCAAATGTCGTAGTTCTGTGATTGTTGTTAGACCGTGGTTGTTGGATTCTACGCAACACAAAGCGTTGCGATACCACATGCCTAACGAAAGCACTTCCTCGGCTAGCAAGTCTGGCGCTATGTGTCCATGCCAGATTGCGGACTGGTTTCCTGTGCCTACGTTAAGAACTTGGATAACGCTGTAGTCGCCGTGACCTAACCCTTCGGCTGTATCCACTCCCATCACGTAAGCGCTACGAGATTCTGGGTACTCCCAGACTTCCAAACTCATATTCTAAACTCTATAGCTGAGCCGTTGCGATGTAAGTAACCAGTTTCTCCGAACGTTGTGTGTTTGCTCATTTCTTCTAAAATGTCGAGGTCAAAAACAGGGTTACCCGACTTAACGAACGCCTCTTCGGGCGTTGTCGGGTACTCCTGAGCAAGCTGCCACGGCAGCATTGACTCAACTTTTTCTTGATACCAGGAATCGCCTCTATCCTCAGTTGCGGACCAAGGGTAGAACATGGGTTCAAATTTGTTGGCTCCTGTTGTCGCCCCGACCCACAACTGGTGATAAAAGTTTCCTGAACCGTTAGCCGTGGAAAGGCCGATAATTCGGCCTCCCACGTCAGCTACGGGTTCTATGGAACTCCATGCATCTTCTGGGTTTGGGAGGAAAGCCCATTCGTCAACCACGATGAGTGTGGCCGATTCACCACGGGCAGGGTCAGATGCCGACGGGAGCGATGTAATCTGCGATCCGTTATCGAAACCCATTCGCTGTTGGTGTTCCACCAAGGACTTAGGTCCACGTTCTACCATCCATTTCGGTAAGTGTTGGTACCCGTACTTACTCTTCCGAAGTAACAGTACGGATTCCCTCTCAGTTCGAGAGAGATCAATAATGTTCTGGTCTGGATGAAAGAACGCCAGCCAGAACTGATGGGCAGCTACTAGCGTGCTCCACCCAATTTGTCTTGCTTTTAGCGTAAGCGAATATCTATTAGCGGCCCAGTGTTGGATAGCTTCCTCTTGAGCCTGACGTAACCCAAAAAGGATACGACCATGAGCAGGGTGAGCAATGTGCCAATAGTTCTGTAAAAAATATGATTCATCTCTAACACACCTCCTCCATTCTGCTTCTTGTTTCAGTTCAACTAGTCTTGTATTCATGTTCACCAACCATTATTGGTACATCCCAGAGGCGCTAACCCCACAGCAGTGCGATGGTATACAACACGCTGCTGCTCAGACTGAACAGGTTGAAGGTTTTCATTTCGGGGAGAACCCTGAACATCGCAAATCCCAGATTTCTTGGATTTATGACGATGAACTAAGCGGCACCATTGGTGCTTGGATGCAACAAGCAAACAAAGAAGCAGGCTGGTACTACGACCTAGAACTACCTGAAGCCATCCAATATACTCGGTACTCCACTGGCGGATATTACGACTGGCATACTGACGGAAACTCAGACCAGCATGCGGCTCGAAGACTTGTCCAAAAAATTGATCCTCCGATTCCTTTGAACGTGACTCCTTTCCCCAAATTTCAGGGAACTGTCCGAAAGCTTTCAGCAACAGTTAATCTTTCTCACCCTTACGAATACGAAGGCGGATTCCTCGAAATTCGTTGCTATGACCAACTGCATATCTTTAACGATTGCCCGAGGGGATCGATAATTGTGTTTCCTAGCTTTCTTGAACACCGAGTAGCCCCCCTTGAAGCTGGTGAACGGCATAGCGCAGTCATGTGGTACAACGGCTATCCCCTCAGATAGCTACCACTTAGTTTTGTTAGCCCAATAAGCCGCAGACATTTTGCCTTTAGCAATGTTCTTTGCATGGCGAGCCTTAAACGACGACTTCCGAGCTTTCTCTTTAGCAGTCTTAGGGTTTTTGCCTGCGCCTTTAACATTCTGTTGCCCAAAACGAATGGTTTTGACTT